TGTTGATGACACCCTCGATTCTATCTTTAGCTCTGATATGGCAATTGGCAAATACGTTGCACAACGGGCGGGAATCGGTATCAACGCAGGCAGAATCCGTGGCATCAACAGTAAAATCAGAGGCGGAGAAGTTCAACACACAGGTGTTGTTCCTTTCCTTAAAAAGTTTGAATCGACTGTCCGCTGCTGTACACAGAATGGAATTCGCGGTGGGTCAGCGACTGTCCACTTCCCAATCTGGCACCAAGAGATCGAAGACATCATCGTTCTGAAGAACAACAAAGGAACAGAAGATAACCGTGTAAGAAAACTTGACTACTCGATCCAGATTTCAAAACTTTTCTACGAACGTTTCATTGCAGATGGAGAGATTAGCCTCTTCTCACCGCATGACGTACCAGGTCTGTATGATGCTTTTGGTACTGATCGTTTTGACGACGTATATGTGGCTGCTGAACGAGACGAGTCTATTCCTAAGAAGACTATCGGAGCACAGAAACTGATTCTTGATATCTTGAAGGAGCGAGCAGAGACTGGTCGTCTCTACATCATGAACATCGACCACTGCAATTCACATTCTTCCTTCAAAGACAAGGTGCATATGAGTAATCTCTGTCAAGAGATCACTCTCCCCACCTACCCCATCAGTCACATTGATGATCACCTGGGTGAAATTGCTCTGTGTATCCTGTCTGCCATCAATGTTGGTAAGGTCAAGTCTGATGAAGAACTTGAAGACTTGTGTGACCTTTCTGTCCGATCTCTGGATGAGTTGATTGACTATCAAGACTATCCCGTAGAGGCAGCCAGAATCGCCACCAAGGCACGTCGTTCCCTGGGTATTGGATTTATTGGTCTCGCACATTATTTGGCGAAACTTGGGTACAAATATGACAGCCCTGAGGCATGGAAAGCGGTCCATGGTCTCTCCGAATCTTTCCAGTATTACCTCCTCAAGTCATCAAATCAACTTGCTAAGGAAAAAGGTCACTGTGAATACTTTGGTCGCACCAAGTATGCAGATGGAATTCTTCCGATTGATACATACAAAAGTGATGTTGATGAAATCTGTCCACCCGAGTATGAGCATGACTGGGAAGCTCTTAGAGCATCTATCAATGAGTTCGGTCTCCGACACTCAACACTGTCCGCACAGATGCCATCGGAGAGCAGCTCCGTTGTGTCAAACGCAACCAACGGAATCGAACCACCTCGTGACTACTTGTCCGTTAAAAAGTCCAAGAAAGGACCTCTTAAGCAGATTGTTCCACAGTATTCCACACTGAAGAACAACTATACGCTTCTCTGGGACATGGAGGGTAACCAAGGTTACATCAATATTGTTGCTATGATGCAGAAGTTCTTTGATCAAGCAATCAGCGGTAACTGGAGTTACAATCCAGAACAGTATCCAGACAACGAAGTTCCTGTCAGCGTCATGGCACAAGACTTTTTGTCTACATACAAGTACGGTTGGAAGACTTCCTACTATCAGAACACCAATGACCTGAAATCAGATGAGGTAGAGGACGAAAAAGCAAATCTAGAATCGATCATTTCACAATTAGAACAATCAGAGGAGACAGAGTGTGAATCCTGTGCAGTTTAAGGTATCTTCCATGGATGGAACTAGTGTAAAAGGCATGACTGTTTTCAACAGTGATGTTGTTGACACAAAAAAGCAACCAATGTTCTTTGGCAAACCACTGGGTGTCCAAAGATATGACTCTTACAAATATCCAGTTTTCGATAAACTGACTACCCAACAGCTGGGTTACTTTTGGAGACCAGAAGAGGTTTCCCTCCAGAAAGATCGCGGTGATTATCACACTCTGCGCCCTGAACAGAAGCATATCTACACTTCTAACCTGAAGTATCAGATCATGCTGGACTCTGTTCAGGGTCGTGGACCTGGTATGGCATTCATTCCCTACTGCTCTCTGCCCGAACTAGAGGCATGTATGGAGGTCTGGGGGTTCATGGAGATGATCCATAGTCGCTCTTACACATACATCATCAAGAACGTCTACAGTGACCCCTCAGAGGTCTTTGATAAGATCGTAACTGATGAGCGTATTCTGGAACGTGCTAGCAGCGTCACAGAGTCCTATGACGACTTCATCAACCAGGCACATCAGTATGACAATAGCATGATGTGGGAACTTGCAAACGAAGGTCATACTTCAGGTAAGTTTGAACGTCGCGAATTGAAGCGCAAACTTTATCGCGCTGTCGCAAACGTCAACATCCTAGAGGGTATTCGCTTTTATGTTAGCTTCGCTTGCAGTTTTGCGTTTGGTGAACTTAAACTTATGGAGGGATCCGCAAAGATTATCTCACTTATCGCCAGAGATGAGAATCAACATCTTGCTATCACGCAGAATATTCTGAACAAGTGGGCACAAGGCGATGATCCCGAAATGAAGGAGATCATGAAGGAAGAGCAAGAGTGGACCTACGCAATGTTCGATCGTTGCGTCAACGAAGAGAAGAAGTGGGCAGATTATCTGTTCAAAGATGGATCTATGATTGGTCTTAACGACAAATTGTTACAGCAGTATGTCGAATGGATTGCCAACCGCCGCCTGAAGGCAGTAGGATTGAAGCCTGTCTATGACATTCCTGCTAAGAATAATCCACTTCCCTGGACGCAACACTGGATTTCTTCTAAAGGTCTTCAGGTTGCACCACAGGAGACTGAAGTTGAGTCTTATGTCGTCGGTGGTATCAAGCAAGATGTCAAGAAAGATACGTTCTCTGGATTTAAACTCTGATGCCTAAAAATGGTGTTGAAAAAGAAGAACTCAAGGTTAGAGTTCTTAAATTAAAGCATGAAGTTGACTCCGAAGGCAGTAATGTCTGGCAAGGAGAGAAGGATCTTGCTCATAAATATCTGAGCAAGGTCCTTGAAATACTGGATGAGTATCGATATTGATTATGAAAACCCCTGGTATTTTGAGGGAACCCCTTTTCTATCTGAGAATATTGACGATAACTTCGGTTTTGTCTATCTCATTACAAATATACAATCAGGTCGTAAGTACATCGGCAGAAAATACTTCTGGCAATTTAGAACTCCGAAAGGAAAGAAGCGTAAAGTAAAATCCGAATCTGACTGGAAAAAGTACTATGGGTCTTGTCCTGAACTTAAGGAAGACATTATTGAACTGGGTAAGCAAAGTTTTAGCAGAGTCATTATCAGCCTTCATAAGACGAAGGGCAAGACTAATTTCGAAGAAACAAGACAACTCTTCCTCAACGGAGTCCTTACAGAATCCCTTGACACAGGAGGACCTGCCTACTATAATAGCAACATCCTCAGCAGGTACTTCCGAAAAGACTACTATGAAGGAAACGATTGAACCAGTGTCTTTCTCCCGTGAATATGCAATCAACCGCATTCACTATCTTGCAGAAGGAGATCTGCAATCTCAGTTTGATGCAGTAGCAATTGCTGAAGAATTTGATGAATGGATTAATCTTCCTGACGGTCCCAACGAAATTGATTGCTTGGTAATCGAACAGGATATGTTGACAAAAGAAGAAGAGTAATCTATAATACTCTCATGACTCAATAGCTCAGCTGGATAGAGCAACTGCCTTCTAAGCAGTCGGTCGTAGGTTCGAATCCTACTTGAGTCGCCTCGCGGAATTAGTTCAGTGGTAGAACGCCATCCTTCCAAGTTGGATGTCACCGGTTCGAATCCGGTATTCCGCTTTCCCCTAGGGGAACGAATCAATCCTCTGTAGCTCAGCGGTAGAGCCATCGACTGTTAATCGATTGGTCGCAGGTTCGAATCCTGCCGGGGGAGTTGATAGTATTCTATTTCTATCATGATAAGTCAAAACTTATTTGAGATTGTCACTCATAAGATTCATATCTCTGATTGGCAACAACACAAGAATAGAATCCTATCTTTAGTACCGTTTAATTCTGAAGAATACATCAAAGATCCCAGTTTATCATACGGGGATTACTTCAATGAAAGTCGTTCGTATTCATCAGAATTGTTAGATGTTATCAAACCACATCTAACAGATCTTGAAAAACTGTACACCATTCATGATTACGGAAAACCTTGGTGTCAAGGTTATTTGCAGTCTGATTGGCATTCACCACACAATCATGGCAGTGAAGGTCTTTCATGTATCTTCTATGCTCACTATGATAGTAAAGTTCATCGACCAACAGAATACATTTCTCCATTTCCAAATATTCATGGAGATATTGGTAGTAAAATTCTTGAGGTAGAAGAAGGTGATCTAGTTGTTTTTCCTAGTTTCTTGTTACATGTCGCACCACCATCTGGTTCAGACAAGTCAAGAATTATATTTGCTTTCAATATGAGAGCAGAATAAAATCTTTGCTCGATTAGCTCAGCGGTAGAGCATCTCGTTTACAC